GATGAGTATTGGCGTGGTCGTAAAATCCGATTGTAGGTTTCATAATTAAAAATTAGGTTTTAGATATTGTTGTTTGGGATATAAATCATTTATCATTCTTCGTTTTAAATCTTCGATATAGTTGTCTGATTGATGTTTTTCCAACCAACTGGTGGCAAGTTCTTTTGTTACATTTTCATATTCTACAAAATTATTCAAATTATCAACCGGAATATGAATAACAAATAATTGTTTTCTTGTTCCTGATGTATCACCTTCAGTTAAGGTACAACAAAGAAGTGTTCTAATTTCATAGATAACATTTTTCTTACCATCAAGTTCATTGTGAACACCAAATGCATCAATTTCAAAATCAAAAGTTATATTATCCATTATGTTCTAAAGGTAATTAAATCTTCAACACCATATTTTTTCTCAAAATATTGTTTCATTTCGGGAACACGGTCATATTGGTGAACAATACAGTAGGGGTTAGCTGTTGCACCAGTAACAACCACATTATCTTTAAATACAGGTCTTGGTTCTAATAGATGTGGACCAAATTGTTCCAGTTGGTCTGGTTTATTAGTTACATGAAGATTACAAGTCCATCCATCCGCCAGATGAGCCCAATGAGTATATTTTACATCATTATAGGGAAACAAATTTAAAAGTATATTATATGCGGCTTGGTCTGCAACCCAATCTGCACGATTAGATGACATATGATATAACATAGCACACAAATCACGGATATGTTCAGAATAACCAGCAAGTGTACCTACATTATAAACAGGTGTTTCACTAACTTGGTCTAAAAAATATTGGCCAAAACAAGTTTTAATATTGTCGTGATTCCATTTTTCGTTTTTGATTTGGATTGCTTCAGAAGATGCCACAATATACGGACCATTAATATCCAAAACATTTTCCAAATATTGACTTGGATTACCTTGAAAGACCACATCACGAACATCAGTCGTGATTACATAACGATAATTTTGGTAATTGTGTAACAGATATGTGTAGATATGTAGAAATCGTTCCATGTGAAACATCATGTTACTTGTTCCACCGGGTTGTACTACTTGAAAACCAGCATCTTCGATTTTCTTAACTGTTTCGGTTGTAGCATTAAGAGCAATGAGAACTTTATCACCTTTGAAACCACATTGGTTGATAGATTCAATCCAAGGTTTTATCTGGTTGTAATTATAATTCTTAAATGCACCAATTATGAGGTCTTTTTTTGCCATGGTAATGTTCCATTATATTTTTGTTTCATCACTTCATTGTTATGTAAGAAGAATTCTTTTTGTACTGACCTCTCGGTATTTCCTGTACGATAATTAAGAGTATACAGGTAATTGGTGTCGTATGTCAAGTTATTTTGACGGAGAACATGAGCCAACATTCTATCTACTTCTGGTACACCTGGTTCTCTGGCTTTACGATACCAAATTGGTGTTAATTGTAATGCGATGTTTTTAGGTAAGAAATAACAACCCACATCGACAAAATAATCTTGTTCACCCAAGCAAGAAGGCCATTTTCCTAAGGATTCACAATCATCATTACACATATAATTACCATCTTTATCGGTAATCTTGCGTAGTGAAAATGCCCATTGATTACCTGCCTCAATGGTTTTCATTAGTGATTCAACATGGTCTGGTTCTAACCAGTTATCTTCATCCAAGAAACATACATATTCACCTTTGCAAAGATAGATAGATGCACCGTAGATTCGGTGGCCATTGTATCGGTCTGTTCCTGTTGCATAGGGTAATTCAATAACATCCAAACCAGGATAATCTTCCAGTATTACACGAGCCTTTGGATGTGAACCATCAACCACGACAAGGTGTTGGATATTTTCGTATGTTTGGGATTTTACAGATTCGATTGCTTGCCTGAGGTAAGGCGCTCCCGTGGTGGGAGTAATCACAGTCACTAATGGTTTCATAATTATTCTCTAGTCAGTTTTAGTATCTTCTCAATTTGTTTTTCTATTGCAGGTTTACGATTTGGCCAGTATATGTATTGCTTTTCTCCGGTCGAATGTAGTTTAGTGAGAAAGGGAACAATCATATTTTCCAATTGTTCCAATCTTGATTTATAATCTATAACCATACTCTCAGCAGGTTTGGTAACCTTGTTTACTTCATTGGCAATACGAGCATTATAATCTTCTTCACTTACTGCGGAGAATCCAAAGTCATCTTCTTGTGTGGCATATTGTTTTGCCAGTTTATCAAAATCAATCAATCCCATAATTCAAATCCTATAAGTAAGAAAAATCACACATCATACGAGTTGGATAACCATCGGCACCTTGTGTATCCCGTATGTTTAATTTTAGAATATATTTTCCTGTTTGTATTTCCATATCAATACGTTTACCTGTACCTGTTTTTCCACCATAATAAACAACACATGATGAAGGTGCAGCTGCTTTTTGCATATATGATTCATCAACTTTAATGGATTTTATACCACTATTTAATTTATGAATTACATGATATCCGTGGCCAATTCCAGATTCTAAAAACTTCTTCAAGTTGGACTTTTGTCTTGCGGTCATTGATTGCCAAATATCTTCGGTATAACCTTTTTTTAATTTACCATTAAATATATCACAAAAAAGTTCAGGTTGTATATTGAACATATCCAATATTTTTAAACCATCAGCATTTGTAATTGTACCGGTTTTAATTTCAGCGGGAGTTAATACTGTTCTTACACCAACATTGAAGAAGGTTACAGTAGTACCTAATTTTAAACTTAGATAAACTTTTTTTCTTGTGCCTTCTAATGTTATATCGGTCACAATTGGACCGAGGTCATTGTTTTTAACAGGTATTTGTGAGGAAATTAAAACGGAAGGACTAAAAACTAAAGGTCGTTTATTATTCAGTTCACCAACATCTTCAACACTCAGTTCTTTCCATTTTGATATTCCATATGTTTTTGAAACATCTTCAATTGCATTTAATATATTTCTATCGGTAATAGTTTCACCATTCCACCAATCTCTAATGGCTTCTGAAAATATAGGTTCAAAAAGATTACCACGGTTGGATACTCCCCTATTACCAGCAGAACCACTTCCAAATTTTATAGTAATTCTTGTTACCTTTGCTTGGCGCTTTAATGCAGCCAAATCAACAAGGCCTTGGAGTTCTCTCGATACATTAATCTTACCAATTGCTTTTGGATCAATGTTAATTGGACTTTTTACTTTTTTATATTTGGCAATATTTAATGATGAAAAAACACGAATAATTTCCTCAACTTTAACCTTATCAGCATTTTTTAAAGTCTGTTTGATTTCAGTTGCGGATGTGGGAAAGAAGGTATAAGCCATTTTAAATCTCCATTAAGTAGGGAGTATTTATTATACACATTTACCGGATAATGTCAATATTTGCACCATTTGTCCAGACTTCTAAATCGGTACGAATACGACCTTCTCTTTGGAGTGTTTCAAAACGATTGGACGCTTTGTTTTTCCACCATGCAATAATGTTGTCAAACTCAAACTTATCATAGTTTTCATCTTTAATCAACACATCTGCTTTTCCGTTAACCACATCAACATAGTTCTTAAAACCATAGTTGGAAGTATAATACCTTTTCTTTTCGGTTAACTTCTTGGCATTATCAATCATTTCGTTGAACTTTGCCAGTTCTGGTGTTCCTTTTAATGCCATTTTGACCATACTGATAGTTTTCATTGTGGCCTTTAACTTCTTACTGGAACCCTCAGGATCAACCAAATCTTCACCCGTCTTTGATTCGATATACTCTTTCATCTTACGATAAGAATCACCGTCCATCATCGGAATGAAGTTACTGTCGGTCAATCCTCTGAATCTGATATAAGGTTTCATACCATCATATTGAGATACCGTTTTGGAACTACCATACAAACTGGTGGTTTCAAACAGGCATAGATTCATATTGTATTTCTTATTCAATACTTCACGGATGGTATGTGAACAACAGATTGCAGCCAAGAGTTTACCACCAAGATAATTGTAACCAAACGGTTGTGCTGGTACAATAGTGAACCCCATAATTGTGGTATTATTGAATGACTTTGCAAAACCTGGAGTTTGGGAAAATACTTGTTGAAGTAATTCATTTCTTGGTTTCATATTGATAACAGGAGAACCAAGACGGATGAATCCCAAAATCTTATTTGAATTCTTTTCATTGACCGCAAACTTCACACTTCTACCAGGAATTGAGGAAGGAGTAACGTGAGAGGAGATTACACGAATGTAATCGTCCCAACGAGAACTGTCCATTTCCATTAATTCAATATCCATATCTTTTGGGTGCATGGTGAAATCAGAAAATAAATCTTCCTCAAGGCCACAACCGGGTAAGGTGGTTGGCAACGCATCAATTTGAATCATTTTCTGACTACGCATATATTCATCAATGCGGTCAAAATTACTAAAATAATCATGCAATAGATTTGCACAATATAAAGCATCTTCTTTTTCTAATTTCATACTTTGAATCCATCAAATGATTTTTTAGGGTGTTGAATTTTATTATGCGAACCAACATGGCCAGCATCTGCAAGGCCTTGTTGTGCTGATTGTTCAACATCAAATAATTTCATCTTGGCTCTATCCACACCAATTGTAAATCGTTTATGGAATGTTGGGTCGTTATATCTATTTTTTAATTGTTTCACCATCATCTGGCCAAGTTCTTCCAATTCTTCGGAAGAAATCAAAGCAAACATCAAATCGGCGGTTGCAGGCAACCCGAAACTCTCACTCGTATCCTCCAAGCCAGGATCAGACGATGTGAATCCGCTTCTGGTAGTTTGAGTAGCAGATACAATAGGAACATTACATTCAACCGCAAGACCCCTAAGTTCTTCTGCGATGGACTTAACGTAAGTGTAAGAGTTAATATTCGCCCCAGCCTTGATACGAGAAGAACAACAGATATTAAGATAATCCACAAAGATAATGTCAGGCACGAAAGACCTTTTGAGATTGAGTTCATTTAATAATGTCCTGAAATGGATAGCTGAAGCAGCTGCTGTTGGATATTCTTTGATAATAAGTTTGCCGGTACACTTCTCACGGACACGAGCGACCTTCTTATCATATAAATCTTTGGGTAATTCCGATAAGTCACCAATGTCAGTATTCAAAAGGTTTGCATCAATACGTTCTGCAATCTTTTCTTCCGACATTTCTAGTGTGATGTAGAGAACATTCTTACCTTGTACCATAGCACTTGCGGCCACATGACACATAAACAAACTCTTACCAACACCCGTTCCAGCCAACGCAATATTAAGTGTTTTGTTCGGTAATCCCCCTTTTGTAATCTTGTTAAAATAGTCCAAGTCAAAGGGAATTCGTTCTTCTTTTCTATGATAAAAATCATAACGCTGGTCAGAATCATCAAGGTAATCGTGTCCTACTGAGTTATCAAAACTAATTGCTAAAGCATCCGAGAGTATTTTGGGAATCTGACCTTTATCATGCGCTTTGTCCTTACCGTCCAGAATTGAAATAGACCCCAATACAGCGTTATAAATGGCTTTCTCTTGGCAGAATTTTTCTGTTTTATCGACAAGCCATGGTATTTGAGATTCTTCTGATTTAGCCTTCTCAATTTCGTCAAGGTAAGTTTCACATCTTTGTACTTCATCAGACGTAAGATTACGCCTCTCTTTGACGGCAATAGAGATAGCTTCAATTGTGGGTGTTTTATTATATGTTTCGGTAAAAGAGGTGATTTCATCATATAAAGTTCTCTCAACACTATCCGAAAAATAATCTGTTTTTAGGAATGGTAATACTTTCCGTAAGTAATCATCATTGTAAATCAGATTCTTTAGTATCGTTTGTTCCAGCTTCATCAATAACTTCCTGCTCCATATTTGAGCTCATAATTTCTACAAGTAAATCACCAAGATAATTCTTAAAATCTGCATCCTTTTCCAACTTCTTTGGTTTCGCCACGGTGGATTCTAACACATCGTAACCAAAAAGTAAATAGACAAGGTCATTCTTTTCCTCAAATTTTACTTTACCATACTTAAAAATGGTATCTTTATATTGCCCATCCAGAAGTCGGATGTGTACCGCAGCCGGATCATTTTTTGGATAAATGTAACAATAATCAAGGCCTTCAATCATCTTCCACTCCGTTTGAAGTAACAACATCATCAAAAATATTTTCAGAACCACCTTGCATAATGTCACCGGCTGCAATTTGGTATTTACTTTGTACTGATTCTTGGAACTTTTTGTTTTTAAGAATTGGCATCCAGAAATCAGCAGTATCAGTTTCTTTAATACGATACTTCTTATCTTCTATAACACCATCCTCGTCCACCTTTGAGTACCAACCATTAGATGGTTTAACAACAAATCCACTATCAATTGCAATATCAAGTAACCCACTCCAACGGCTAATGCCACCATCATGACGAACAGTAACAGGGATTTTAGATTTTTCTCGGACATATCGGGACTTCTCCACATTAATAATAAAGTTATAGCCAACAACTTCAGTACCTTCTTTTTCTTGCTGGCGCCCAATAACAAAAATGTTATCGGCAGAATAGTATGAACCTGTTCCACCACCAACGATTGCTTTAGGAAACATACCAATTTCCATGTATGTGTGATTTACTACAACCATTGGAATATCTTTAAGATTCAAATGAGGAGTTACCATACGGAATAAAGATTTGACTGCTTTGGCTCTCGACATATCACCAACAGTTTTACCATCAAGTGCATCATTCACTTCTTTAATAGATGCTAAGTTACCAATTGAATCCACTACAATGATGAGGTGTTCACCCCGTTCAACTTGATTCAGCTGTTGCATGATATCAATTTTTAATTGTTCAATGTCAGTAAGAGGTGTATGTAAAACTCTGGAGGTATCAATACCAAAAGAATCAAAATAAGACTGAGGAGTGCCAAACTCCGAATCATAAAAAAGTAACGCTGCATCAGGATATTTGTCCAAGTAAGATTTGGCCATCAACAATGAAAATGCTGTCTTGAAATGTTTGGATGGACCTGCCCACATTGTAAGACCTGGTGTTAAACCACCATCTAATCGACCACTTAATGCCACATTGATAATGGGCACCGAGGTGGGAATCATATCTTTGTTTGTGAAGAATTTTGATTTCGACAGAATAGCCGAATCTTTAATACTACTATTTTTTTTAATTTTATCTAAAATGCTCATTTATTTCCCTTTTCACGAAATGCCAATTCAGCATCATAATCATACTTAGGTTCTAATTTTTTAACCGGTTCTTCACGATAAACACCTTCGGCTATATGTGTTGTTATCTTTTCTTCCTGTGGCATTGACGCCTCAACTGTAGTGATGTTTTCTTTTTTGATTTCAATCTTATCACTCTCCCGTTTTTCATCTTTTTGAATTGCTTCGTTATACAACTCAACAGGTTCAGATACCGAAACGGGAATTGAAACTTCTTCTTTCTCATCTTTTTGCCTTAAAGAAATATTTCCTGCTATCAATAATAACACAGCTAGAGGGTCAAATACAAGCATAATCGTAAAGATTACCAATCGAACGGCTTTATCTAATGCACCATCACCTGTACCAAAGAACATATCTGCCACATACTTGATTGGTCCAACATCCGCATTTAATTTATTTTCGGATTTTAATAGAGGCAATCTTTGTTTGTTTATTGTGGTAAGTTCTTTCTGTGTCGTTTGTATTTGCCTATCAATACTCGCAGATGCCGTTTCTGGATTACCAGCCCGTTTCAACAAGTAATCTAATCTTTCAGTAGCATTTTTCTCTTGTTTGTTTAATACTTTTAACTCAGCAGAATTAGCACCAGAATCTAATGTAGAATCAATATGTGATTTGGCCAAGAAACCAAAAATACCCATTGATGTGAGTAACATTAAAACGACCACAGCAAATACCAAATATGTTTTTAATAACTTAGGTGCAACTTTCCAATTACGATATAACCAAGAGGCAGTAACCAACTTGGCAAATTCCAAAGTAGAACCCATAAACACGACAGGCCAAAAAGCACCTGCAAATATTAATGCTAATCCTAATACTGAATAGTATGCAGCCATTCCCGATAATAGAAATGCTGCTAGAAATGTTAAGTACATCATGAGAAGAAATCCTCTATCGAACTAGTTTTTTCGGTAGACCATTTCATACAATCTAAAATAACTTTAATCGGTTCTAAAAATGCCTTATCAAACTGCATATCGTAATCAATATACTCTTGTAGATTAAATTCTTTAGGTAAACGAGAGGGATATGATATGACCGTATCCTTAAATGGATTAGGCATTTTTAGATAAGTGAACTTGACTTTCTCACCTTCTTGTATCAATGGATACTTTTTGGTAAGTTTCATCGCCTTCAAATTATGATTGTAATGAATTGCTCCTTTTACATGGATTGGAGTACCTTTCTTATACAAGGTCACCGGATCCGAATAATTATTTAGGCCATTTAGGCCACGGGGGAAGGAGATTTCTTCTACGGGTAAGGTTTTGAACTCTGCTCTAAAGTCTGCAATAAAGGTGTGTATATCTTCCTGTGTTCCATTCACCATTAGTTTAATGGCTTCTTTCATTTTCTCACGAATGGCAGATGGTGTGGAAGATTTAATCATCTCCAATCCCATTACCTTCATTTGGGGTTCATTGTATTGAACGCCTTCGTTATTATATACATTCAGAATATATCGTTTCTTGGCAGTCCAAATACCTTTATCCGAAAGACCTTCTCGTTTCATTTGCATCTTCTGGTCATATGCGTGGACATATTTGGCCAATTCATTGTATGACACATCAATATAAGGTTCAAGTTTTTCCTTACAGATTTTATCCATAAGTGAAATGACTTTTTGTTTATCTGATTTATCTTTAATGAACTTGTCAACCAATTCACCCATACGGAGATAGATTGAATCTGTATCTGATGCGATTACATAATCTACATTTTCTGAAACAAGAATCTTATTCATCCAAGCATTAATCTTGGCTTCAATCCACCGAATACTTAATTGTCCAGCAGTTGTAACAGCAAGAGCCATACGCAAGTCGTAAAACCTAAAATACTGGCTTCCCAAAGCACCATATGCTGAGTTAAGGGAGACCTTTTTAGCCAATTGAAGATTGTCATACCGAGCGATTCGTTTTTCGATATCATATTTTTTGGAATCATCCTTTTCATGTTCATATTCCTGTTTTGCTTGCAACATCATCTTCTTAAACTTCTTACGATCCTCATACATTTCTTCCATCATCTTAGGTAAGAAACCTTGATGGTCGGTTCTGAAGAATTGACCATTTGGAGTAAGTGTTGCATTTTGAAGTTTGGACAAATCAACTTCTTTTGCCAACATCTTATTAACATGAACTCCAGAAGAAATAATCTCACGCATTTCTGGTGTATAGTTTTCGGGTTCAATCAGAGTTTCTGGAGAAACGTTATACTGCATCATAAGGTGGGGGTAAAGTGAATTTAGGTCAAAACTGGCGACATAATGGTGCATACCAACTTGAACTTCTTTAACATAGGCACCTTCAAACATTCCATCTTTTTCTTTGTGAACTTTAGGTGGAACAATGATATTATCTTCCAACAAACGATTATATGTCAACGCATCCCACATACGAGTTTGTGCAAACACATCTTCATAGTTTGTTTTGGTATCATATGCTAGAGTATAAGCCAACTCTAATAGTTTTAACTTATCTTCCAAACGAATAATCAATTGAACGTCTTTGATGTTATATTCAATAAACTTTTGAAAATTCAAACGATAGAGTGAGTATAGATTATCATATTCATCATAAGAGATTTTACCTTCACCCAATTCAACCTGTGCAATAGCATCTAAACGATAAGATTCTTGTGACTTACCACCTGGTGCATACCATTTGTATAGTTCTATGTAATCCAATGAAGCAAGGCCTGAAATCTTATACTCAATCAATTCACGACCATTAATCGTAGTCTTACGTTCGTAGATATTATTCCATGGAGATAATTTCTTGGTTTCATCTTCACCAAGAATTTTACGAAAACGATTTACGAGATAAGGTATATCAAAGAATTTGGTATTCCAACCTGTGATGGTGTCTGGTGTCTTTAACTTCCAAAGTTCCATGAATCGCTTGCAGAGTGTATATTCATCTTTACACTTCACATAGATTTCTTCGCCTTGTTTTTCGTAAATACCACAACCAAACACATAAGTCGGTCCATGTAAATAGGTAATACAAATTGCGGTGATAGGTTCATTGGCTTCGTAAGGATCAGGAAATCCATTTTCAGAACCCACCTCAATATCGACTACGGCAGTTAAAATCTTTTCTTCGTCCCAATCAACCATGCCTTTATGGTTCTCACCGATATAAGCATATTCAAAAGCGGAGTTACCATAGATTTTAACACCACTAGATACACCATCGAATTGTTTGATGTAATCTCTGGCTTCACGAATACCACCAAAGATTTTTTGGTCAAGGTAATCACCATCCAAACTTGTGATATGTGTTATTCTTTTAGAAGGAACATAAAGTGAAGGAGAATATTCAATTCTCTGTTTTACTCTTTTTCCATCAATGACACCACGATAAAGGATGTTATTACCTGATACTTGAACATTTGTGTAGAAAGAACTCAATTTAGCCTGTGATTAGTTGTTTTGCTGGTGGAAGAACAATACCAGAACCAAAGATTTGGTTGTAGTTGGTAATAAAATCTTCCGCTGGAACATAGGAGTATACTACATTTCTCTTAGCTAAGGCAATAGTTGCACCTGATTTTTGTTCAGAATGAATTGGGAATGGTGAGAAACCAACAGAAGGTTGGCCATCTTTACCACGAACCGTAACAATACCTACCGGATTAACAATAACGAATTCCGTTTCTGATTGTGCTTCCAGTTCACCGAGGACTTCTTCTCCAGTAATTAATTTTAGTGCTAATACTTCCATAATAG